GTTTTGTATGGTAATCCACAGATGTTGGATCCACAATCTAACTGGCCATTGACATCAAATCAATTTTTGACTTACTTACAAGATAAGTATGCAGATGTTGCCGGTGGTGCATCAAATGTGGTTTCTTATACTCAAGCAACGGCATACGAATATCAGAAGGTGGTAACAACCATTGATAGTTCAACACAAACAACTGTTATTAAAACTGTAGCAATTGATGAGACTACATATCTTCAATTGATACCATCATCAACTGTACAAACATTTCCAAATGGTTCAACAGTAACTTATAATGTATCTAAAAATGCGTTATCAATTTATGATTATGAAAATCAGTTAAATGAATCAAAACGAAACATTAATCTGATTAATAAAAATTATGCAAGTCAAATGGAATCACAATTTAAATCCTTGGTGAAAGTATAATGTCGTTAGATACAAAATATCTTCGTTATCCTACCGATTATAATTTAGTAACTTTAAACTTAATAACATCACTACAAGATGGTATTGTTAATTTAAAGCCGTTCATGCTCGAATTGAATTTGTTTGAAGATATTTACAGTTCTACTATTTCAGGTGAGGTAGTTCTCTCCGATGCTTTAGGACTTATATCAAGTTATTTGTTAAATGGTACAGAATTTATTCAGGTACAATTACAAAAGACTACACAAGATCCAGATGTTCTTTCTCGTAATTATAGAGTATATAAGATTGGCAAGAGAGTAACTTCTGACAGTAATAACTATGAAGTTTATGTTCTTAATTTTATTTCTGAAGAATTTTTAATCTCAGAACAAAATCGTTTATCAAAATCATATCCTGGTCAACAAATAGATTTTATCATTAATGATATTCTTACCACTTATATACAAACAAGTAAGAATGTAACTATTGACCCAACTCTTGGTACATACAACTTCGTTTTACCAAACAAAAAACTATTTGAAACAATTAATTGGTTATCAACATACGCATTGCCTGATGGGCAAGAAGGTGCCGATATGTTGTTCTTTGAAAATAGTACTGGTTACTTTTTAAAATCTTTACAGAATCTTTTCTCACAATCTGCGTATCAGACTTATAAGTATGATCCTAAAAATATTGATGAAACTGATATGAACCAAAGGTTGACTAATGCTTTAGAGTTTGAAGTATTAGATTTTTTTGATACTTTGGCGGCCACAACAAATGGTACTTTTGCAAATAAGGTAATTACAATTGATCCATTGTTACGACAAGTGAATAGAGTTGATGGTATTTTTGATTACAGTCAATATGCTGGTGCCATGTTAAATGGTAGTGCTTTGACAAATATAACAAATGGTTATCAAAACCGTTTAGGTCAAACAATGTATGAAACAAATCGTGATGTTCCGTCAGGATTGGAAGTTGGTGCTTTAAGATTGGCATCTTCTAATGCAAGCGAAAAGAAAAATTCTTATGTTGAACAAAATCCTGATGCAGTTTCAAATGATATCTACATTGAAAAATATGTACCTAATCGTGTTGCTCAGTTAGGTTTGGCAAATTACATGAGAATTAAATTGACTGTTCCTGGTGATCCTAATTTGTGTGCAGGCCAAGTGGTTAATTTCAACACATATGCTATTGACCCCGTTTCGTTTACACAGACAGGTTCGAACTCAACGAGACAATTGGATCCGTTTTATTCTGGTAAATATTTGGTATCTGCTGTGCGCCATGCGGTTAAAAATAACGCATATATATCTATCATAGAATTAATTAAAGATAGTGTATCAGCAGACTATCCAGAGTTTAATAATAGTGATCCAGTATTACAACAACTAGTTAGTGGTGTACAAATATAATGCGTAATAATTTTATTGGTCTTAATGGTTTTATCTGGTGGGTCGGCGTGGTTGAAAACCGTGCCGGTGATGAACTAGGTCTTGGTCGTTGCCAAATTCGAATTTTTGGTTGGCATACAGATGATACTTCAGCATTACCAACAGAGGATTTGCCATGGGCGCATCCTATGTACCCAATTAATAATTCTAAATCTTTTTCTCAACCTAAAGTAGGAGATTGGATAGTAGGTTTTTTCATGGATGGTGAATCAGGCCAATTTCCTATTATGATGGGTGTTTTACCCGGTATTCAACAGGAAGGATAAAATGGCTATACCTACACTACCCTTAATCGTTGCTGTCGTTGGCGCTATCGAAAGCAATCCACCAAAACCAACTCATAGTGGAAATGCTCCTTCGGTTGGTGGACCAACAAACCCTTCTTTGGCTCGAGGCCAAATTGCCAATACTTCTATTTCTTTTTCAAATAGTAATTTGGCTCACGTTTGTGACATTTCTGGTAAAATTAAATATTCTATTGCGTGGGTTTCATTTCAAATTAAAGAAGCAATTGAAGCAATTAGAACATATGTTCAAGGTCTGTTTGCTAGTACATCTAGTTCACCTTTTGCAGATGGAGTTAGAGCAGTCATTACTGCAATTCAAGGTCAAGTTAAATTAATTCAAAAGTTAATTAAAAAGGCACAAGAAGTACAAGCACAAATTACTGGTTATATTATTCAATTACAAAAACTAATTAAATATATTGAAACTCTACCAGCAAGAATTGCTGCAATTTTGACACAATGTATTAAAGATGCTCTTTCAAGTATTAATGGTGCTATTTCAAATGCTACTGCTATTGTTAATTCACAAAAGAATGGCGGATTAAGTACTGCTTCTGCTGCAGCATTAACCGCATCAACACAATTGACAACAGCACAACAAAACAATTCAGGCACTTCTAGTGGGCCTACATTTCAGAAACCTTAGGGAATATAATGGCAGATTTATCGTGGACAGAACCGGAATCGGCAGCAAATACCGATTATCAGCCTGTTTATCCGTATAATAGTGTAACACAATCTGAATCTGGTCATTCGTTAGAATTAGACGATACGCCTGGTCGTGAGCGTGTTCGCCTACAACATGGTACCGGCAATACATTTATTGAGATGCAAGCAACCGGCGATGAGATTCATAAAATATTTGGTAATGGTTATGAAATTGTATTAAAAGATAAAAATGTTTTAATTAGTGGTAATTGTAATATTACTGTTATGGGAGATTCTGTTCTTCATGTACAAGGAGATTCTTATCAACAAGTAGACGGTACAGTATATCAAAATGTGAATGGTAATGTTAAGCAGTTAATCAACGGTGATTGTGAACAGACAGTACAAGGTGATTTTGATATCAATGCAAGCGGTGATGTAAATATTTCAGCCACACATTTAAATGTAAATGCTGATGTGGCAGTTCGTGGTGATATTACGGCAACACAAAGTGTATCGGTTAAAGGTAATATTTCTGCCGGTTTATCGGTATCAGCAATCAAAAGTGTTGAAACTTCTGGATTCATGGCAGCTGCCACAACAATTGTTGCCGGCGTATCAGTTTACGGACCAATAGTTTCTGATATGTTTGGTTCTATGGAAATGTTTAGATTAAAAGTGGACCGCCACGTTCACATCGGTAATAGAGGTTTCCCAACTTCACCACCAAGTAACGGCATAATGGAAGCATAATATGAGTGTTTACGGAAGATTAGGTTATACTAAAGGTTCTGCCGTTTTTAACGGTGCGGATCAACTCACGGCTAACACTCTTAATTTTGTAAACAATTCAAACATCAATTTAAACCAATGGCAAATTAATGATTTGTCAAATGCTACTGTTGGTGGTTACTATCAAAATCCATACAATACAAATTTAGCAACACTTGCTATTTACTTAAATGGTTTGGCAGTTCTTGCAAATACTTCAAATACGGTGTTTGCCAATACGGCAACGGCAGCTAATACATTAAGTGCAGCAATTGTAAGTGCAGAAAATTCTTTGTTTAATTTTACTGTTCATACAAACAATTTATCTGGTGTAACTCTTTCTGCTAATACTACTTTGTATCCAGATTTAGGTTCTGCTTTGGCTGTTGGCCGTCAAATATTAAATATTACCAATAAAACAGACTCAATACAAGATAATACTCCTATTATGGGCAATTTTACTAGTTTGTATATTGGTTCTGCTTTATCAAACTCTACTATTGCAATTGTAAGTGATTATGCAACTTTAAATAATAGTATTTCATTGGTAAGTGGAAACGCAACAAGTAATATTACAAACACCGCCATTAATACAATTATAACCGATGTAACAAATTTACAAACGTTAATGGATACGCAAAGAAATGGTGACATTAACTTTTATACCAATTCTTGTCAAGTTTTACAAGATTATCAAACACTTTTACAGTTTTCTAATTTAGGTGCTTCACAGAATTCACTCATCAAATTAATTGGAACTAGTAAATTACATTCGGAGTTAGGATACTAAAATGGCATTTAATATACCATTAGACCCAACGGTACTAGCAACAGTACAGGCACAAAACTCAGGAGTTGTTACTGGTAGTGGATTATCCGGTATTTTGTACACTTATGCTCCAAATTCTGATAGTTCAGTAGCTTTCCCGTCTGGTACTGCATTAATGTTTCAACAATCTACTGCACCAACGGGTTGGACTAAATCTGTCGTACATAATGACAAAGCTTTGAGAGTTGTAAGTGGTAGTGTAGGTTCAGGCGGTAGCGTACCGTTTTCTTCAGCCTTTACTTCATCCGTCGGTGGAACAGTATCAATAAGCGGTACCACAGATTCAACAACACTTTCATCTTCACAAATACCAGCACACAGCCACCCATTTACCGATATGTACTTTGCTGAGGTTGACGGAAATTATAATTATGGTAATTCTTTGGCTGGTTCCAACAACGGACACGATAATGATAATAATGCTTTTGGTTTGAGTAACGTCACAAATAATACGGGTGGTGGCGGTTCACACAACCATACATACTCTGGTTCTGGTTCACTTGCAGTTAATTTAGCAGTTAATTATGTCGATGTTATTATTGCAACTAAAAATTGATAGGAAAATATTATGGAAATAAAACCAAAAAATTTATGTCCACAAGATAATTTTAATCCATGTAGAGGATTAGATTGTGCGTGGTTTACTCAAATGAGAGGTATGAATCCTAATACGGGTAAAGATGTTGATGAATGGGGTTGTGCTATTGCATGGTTACCAGTTTTATTGGTAGAAAATAGTCAACAACAAAGACATACAGGTGCAGCCGTTGAATCTTTTAGAAATGAAATGGTTAAAAACAATGAAGTTGGACAAAAAGTACTTTTGGCGGCAGCAGGAATAACACCAACTCAAAAAACTTTAATAATGGATAACAGAGAATGAAATTATCAATAATTAGAGAAGATGGTGCAGTTTATCAAGATGGTATTGCACATTTAAATTTAGATTTGTCTTATATTCCATCAAATGTTCACGCATTGCAATGGAGAGATACTTATGGATGGATTGAATATTCTGAAGATTCTGATGGAAATAAACAACAAAACGATAAAATTACAGTTTTACCTGAATGGGCAAATTCTGCTATTACTTCTTGGACATCAGCAAATTCAATAATTTACTCAGCAAATTCAATAAACTATTCAGCAAATACAGCAAACACTTAAAATGGAAAATCTAAAAATTACGATCCGGCCCCGAAATGTTCCTGACGTAAACCTAGAGTTCCTTACGCAATTTTACTCCGAGGCGTAATAAATAAAGAATGGCAACAACAAATTACATCTACTCAGACCTAGATATGACCTTTCTCCCATCACCGGCGACAGGTGATGTGTCAATGAAGTATAACGAACAGGCGGTCATTCGTTCTATTCGTAATCTATTATCAACCAATCTATATGAGAGATTATTTCAACCAGAGATTGGAAGCACATTAAATACACTATTATTTGAACAAGTTACATCGTTAACCGCTACTTTGATTGAAAATGAGATTGTTCGTATGATTAAAAACTACGAACCAAGGGCTAGAATTAGTCAATTAAATGTGACTGCCTTACCTGATAGTAATCAATTCAACGTGGCTTTATATGTTTTTATTGGTAATCAGACGACACCAACAGCTATTAATC